AGGCTTTCTCGGCGGCCGCCGCCGAGAAAGCCTCGGCCCGGGAGTTCGAGGCGGCCCGCAAGAAGGTGAAGGCGGCGCAGGAATCGATCGCGCCGGCCGAGCCGAATGACCCCGAGGGCGCCTGAGCGCCCCGCTTGAACCTCTTTACCAGGAGCAAAAAACATGGGTAAGCAGTACGACAAGGAACACGCGGTCACCGTGATCGCCACCGCCGCCATCCTCGCCAACCGCTTCGTCGGCTTCGGCGGGGCGCACGCCACCAGCGCCGGCGGCGCCAACGATGCGCAGGGCATCAGCGAGAGCGAGGCGGCCATCGGCCAGGCGGTCAGCCTGGTTACCGGCTACTCCGGCGTGGTCGAGACGGGCGGCGCTTTCGCCCAGTTCGACTTCGTCAAGGCTGACGCCAACGGCAAGGCGGTGGTCGGCACGGCAACCGACTACTGCGGCCGCGCCCTGGAGGCTTCCAGCGGCGCCGGCGTCTTCGTCGAGGTCGTTCCGCTGCCGGTTCGCCACGCCTGATCGCCATGATCTACGCCACCGTCGCCGACCTGGTCGCCCGCTTCGGGGAACTGGAGCTGGTCCAGCTGACCGATCTGGAGAACATCCCGCCGTCGATCATCGACGTGCGCCGGGTGGAAACCAAGATCGGCGACGCCAGCGCCTTCGTGGACGGCTATGTTGGCCAGGTGTACCGGCTGCCGCTGGCCGGCTGCGCCAAGCCGGCCACGGTGCCCGGCGCCGATCCGGAATACGTGGCGCCGCCGGTGCTGGCCCGCATCGTCTGCGACCTGGCACGCTACTACCTGCATGACGACCTGGCCCCGGAGAACGAGGTCTATCGCCGCTACAAGGCGGCCGTCAAGGAGCTGGAGGCGATCGCCGCCGGCGCCGCGCAGCTGGCCTGCCCGTGGGGCGGCTCGCCCGGGGCGCTCCTGGCGGCCGATGCCCAGTCGGGCGGTAACGAGGTGTGGGCCGAGTTCAGCCCGCGCGCCGTGACCGATGACAGCCTGAAGGGCTTCGCATGATCGGCAACCCGGTGCAGGCCTGGTCCGACTGGAACTTCCTGGCCGGCGAACTGGACATCGTCCGCCGCATCAAGGAAGCCGCCCAGTCCGGGCCGGATGCCTGGGCGCGCATCGTCGGCACCCGCGACGACCTCGACGAGGTCAAGGAAGAGCAGCAGGTGACGCCGGGCGTCTATGTCATCTACGCCGGCTTTGCCGTCAAGGATGCCGGCCCGGCGCAGGCCACCGTCGAGCACCGCTGGCGCGTCGTGCTGGCGGTATCTGCCGCCAGCCCCGGGCGCGAGGCCTCGCCGCGCAACCAGGTGGCCGGCAAGTTCCTGCCGGCGCTGCTCCAGGCGCTGCACGGCTTCATTCCGGCCGGCAGTACGACCGCCCTGGTGCCGGCCTCGCCGCCGCCCGTCTACGCCAACGGCAAGTTCAGCTACTACCCGCTGAGCTTCACCTCGGAAACGATTTACACAACCCGCAAGGGGCCGGCCATCGGCCCGTTGCCGCTCGATAGGAGATACTGATGAGCAATTCCAATGGCCTGCTCTTTGCCGGCGACCTGCTGGTTTCCGTCAAAAACCCCACGACCGGTGTCTTCGGCGGCTACACCCGCCTGCATGCCGACAAGTTCGAGATCAAGACGCCATCCGAACAGATGCAGAAGATCTCCAAGGCCCGCGCCACCTTCGGCCAGGCCTGGCTGACCTACTTTTCCGGAAAACCGGCCGAGTTCTCGCTGGTCCTCGACGAGCTGTCGCAGGAGACGCTGGCCATGCAACTGGCCGGCGAGGTCTCGGCGCTGACCCAGACGGCCGGCGCGCTGACCGCCATCGATGTCACCGTCGAGCCCGGCAAGTGGGTCGACATCGGCTACGAGAACCTCGACCTGGCCACCCTGGTGGTGACCAATCCCGCGGCGACCGTGACCTACGTCAAGGATGTCGATTACGAGGTCAACCCGCGCACCGGTATGATCTACGTGCCGGCTGCCGGCGCCATCCCGGCCGGCCCGGTCAAGTTCACCGCCGCCAAGAAGGCTTTCACCGGCTCGGTGATCGCCGGTGGCAAGCAGTTCTCGACGGTGATGCGCATGAAACTGGACGGCATCAACCTGATCGACCGCCGCGGCATGCTGCTCACCGCCCAGCAGGGCACGGTCAGCGCCCAGGACGCCTACGACTTCCTCAGCGGCAAGCTGGCCAGCGTGCCGCTCAAGGGCCTGCTCGAAGTCGCCTCCGGCTACGACAGCCGGTTCCAGCTCAAGTATTTCGACTAAACCGGCGGCAGCCAGCCACGCCCGCCGCAGCGATGCCGCGGGCGTTTTTTTACAGGGGTGAGCAGTGAGCGACAAGACGGTTTCGGTTGGCCTGAAGATCGATGGCGACGCGAAGGGCGCCCAGGCTGCCGTCGACGCGACCGACAAGGCGCTGCAGAAACTTCCCGAGGCCTCGCAGAAGGCCAAGACCAGCGCCGACCGCCTTAACGAGTCGTTCAGCAAGCTGGGCATCCGCTCGGCAGCGCAGATTGAAGCCGACATCCTGGACGTCAACCAGGCCCTGGCCGACCTCGCCCGCCGCTCCAACGTTACCGGCGCCGACTTCGACCGCGCCTTCGCCGCCGGCCAGGCGCAGATCGCCAAGCTGAAGACCGAGCTGCATGGCCTGCCCGACGACATGGGGCGCGTCGAAAAAAAGGCCGACAGCATGCTCGGCCTGTTTGGCCAGCTCGGCCTGGCTTTCACCGGCCTGGAACTGGCCCGCCAGTTCGTGCTGGTCAATGCCGAGCTCGAGAACGTCGAGCGGTCGTTCAGGGCGGTTGCTGGCTCTTCCACCCAGGCCGCGGCGGAAATGGACTTCGCCCGCGACGTGGCCAACCGTCTCGGCCGGGAGCAGGTCTCGACGGCGCGCGCCTATGCCTCGCTGATGGCCTCGGTCAAGGGCACCTCGGTCGAGGGCAATGTCTCGCGCCAGGTGTTCGAATCGGTCGCCCGTTCGATGAGCCTGGCCGGCAAGTCGGCGGCCGACACCGAGGGTGCGCTGCTGGCCTTGCAGCAAATGGCCAGCAAGGGCGTGATCAGCATGGAAGAGCTGCGCGGCCAGCTCGGCGAGCGCCTGCCAGGCGCCCTGAACGCTGCGGCCGAAGGCCTGGGCATCACCACCGCGCAATTGATCAAGCTGACCGAGACCGGCCAGCTGACTGCCGAAGAACTGTTCCCGGCCCTGGCCGCCGGCCTCAACAAGCTCTACGCCGACGCCGGCGCCGAAACGCTGACCCAGGAGTGGAATCATTTCCGTAACGCCGTCCAGGATGCCTACGAGACCATCGGCGTTGCCGGTGCGGTCAATGTCCTGAAGGGCGCGCTGGAAGGCCTCAGCGCCTACCTCTCCATCGTCTCGGTCGGCTTCGTCGCGCTCGGCGAGAAAATCGGCACCTTCTTCGGCGCGCTGGCCAGCGGCGACATCGGCTTCAAGGGGTTCAGCGACAACGCCCGCCAGGCCTTCGACGACATCGAAAAGGCCGCCCAGGACAAGCTGCTCAAGACCGCCCAGCACAACGACGTGCTGGCCGCCATGATGGGCAAGGCCGGCCAGGTCGCTCGCGAGTCGGCCGGGCAGCAGGGCGAGGCGGCGACCGCCGCGGCCTCCGACTGGACCAAGCTCAATGTGGCTTTCGCCACGGTCAAGGAAGCCGGCGAGGCGGCGACCAAGCAGGCCGAGAAAAACGCCGAAGCCAAGAAGGCCGAGGGCGAAGCGGCCCTGGCCGTAGCCAGCGCCCTGGGCGCCGAGGCCGACCAGCACCGGGCCAAGGTCGATGCTGCCCGGCAGAATGCCGCCGCCCTGGCCGAAGTCGCCGAGCGCCGCCGCGAAGAACTGGCCGTGGCCACCGAGCACATTGCTGCCCTCGAACGCGAGGCAGCCGCCAACGGCGGTGCCACCGAGCAGCAGCAGAAGGTCATCGACGCGCTGAAGAAGACGGCCGAAGCCCGCCAGGCCGATGCCGAGAAATCGGCCGCCCAGGCCGCCCAGTCGCAGACGCTGGCCGTGCAGGCCCAGGTCGAGGCGGCCGCCTACGAGCAAGCGCATGGTGCGCTGTCGCGCTGGTCGGAGGCCAAGCAGGCACTGTTCGCCGTCGACCAGGCCGGCATCCGCCTGGCCATCGAGCAGCAGCGCACCATCTACGAGGTGGCCCGGGCCCGCGGCGACGAATACACGGCCGTGCAGGCGCTGATGGAAATCAAGCGCCTCGAAATCAAGCTGGCCGAACTGACCGCCCAGGCCAAGCGCGCCGAAGCCGAGGCCGCGCTGCTCGCCGTGCGGGCCAAGCGCGAAGAACTGCAGGCCGCCGGCCAGCTGACCGCCGCCAAGGAGGCCGAACTGCGGGCGCAGGAAGCCGGCGCCCGGGTCAAGCAGGTCGAATCGCAAATTGCCGGCGAGACCGCCAAACGCATGCGCGAACTGGCCGAGGCAACCGACTTCGGCGCCGCCAGCGCCGGCCGCGCCGCCGGGCACTTCGGCACGCTGTCGAACACCCTGGACGGTGTTCGCACCTCGGCCCGGCAGGCGGCCGTGGCCATGTCCGACCTCGATCGCTACGACGCCAACAAGTTCAGCGCCCCGACATCGACCGGCAGCTTTCTCGATGGCGGCCACCAGGCCAGCCGTTCGGTCGGCAGCCGGGACATCCTCTACCGCTCCGGCGCGACCATCGATGAGGCCAAGCTCGCCGAAAAATACTTCGGCGAATTGTTCCAGCGCAACGCCCAGGCCAGCACCTCGAAGATCCACTCGACCGAGGACAACAACCGCTACATTGCCCAGGCTTCGCGCGACGCCGCCGAAGAGGCCATCCGCCTGGCCCGCATCGAACTGCAAACCGGGCAGGCGGCAGACCTTGGCGATTCGGTCGCCGACATCACCCAGCGCGCCCTGGTGCAGCTCAGCACGCGCGGCGGCGGCTTCCGCAACTACCGCGACGTGGTGGCCGACGCCGGCCAGACGGCCCTGAACCAACCCACCAAAACCATCCGCATCGACATCGGCTCCGGCGCCAACCGCACCACGCTGCAGGCCGATGACGACAACGCCGCCGCCAAGCTGATCCGCACGCTTGAGCAGGCCCGCATCCGGACATCGCGATGAGCCAGCCGACCATCACCCTGAGCGACGGCACGACGACGCTCACCCTCGACCCCGACCTCTATTGGGCCGACGAATTCGACTGGTTTTCCGTCGAGCAGGCCGTCGAGCGCGGCCTGACCGGGGCGCTGATCATCCAGACGGCCAGCCGCGTCAAGGGCCGGCCGATCACGCTGGCGCCGTCCGACGACGCGGCGGCCTGGATGCCGCGGGCGACGCTGACCCAGCTCGCCGCCTGGGAATCCAGCCCGGCCCTGACCCTGACGCTCAACCTGCGCGGCACGGTGTTCACCGTCGCCTTCCGCCGCCACGACGGCGCGCCCTTCGAGGCGCGGCCCGTCGAATTCGTCGCCGATCCACTGCCCGGCGATGTCGGCGACTGGTACCTGACAACCATCCGACTGATCGAGGTTTAACCCCATGGCCATTCTTGACGGCGACATTCAATTGCTCAAATCCGAAGTCATGGACGACGTGCCCGAGGGCGGCGGCATGGCCACCGGCATTGCCGTGGTCGACGGCCAGTCCAACAACATGTTCGCCGACATTTCGGAACTCGATCGCACCTACGGCCGGATTTCGCTGCGCAAGGTCTTCCCGGCGGTGGTCACCGACAACGTCGACGCCTACTACGGCGCCCACGTCATCGTCGCCGAGCCGCCGGCCGACCCCAAGGTATCGGTGACGCTGTTCACCACCGCCAGCTGGTCCGATCACCGCACCGATGCCCAGAACAAGCTGGAGAGCTACATCTCGGCCTCGGCCGAGGGCCGCTGGAT